ACAGTTCTGAGTTATTACCTCTGAAGTATTCTTTTTCTTTACCGGCAAAAGCATTTGGGATATCATCGGGATTATCTGGGTCAACATCCCCTCCATCCTCTATATCCCCAACTACTACAGCATAATCAGGTAATTTCCTAACTCTGAACTTAATAACTTGGCCAAAGCCGATATGAGGTATATCTTTATCCCATACCTCTCCAAAGTAATCTTGGTAATTTGATACGAACTTCATACCAGTCATAGATTGCATGGTAGTAGCCGAATTACCAGTACCAGGCATTTCTATGTGAACTCCAGAAGGTCCATTCAAGATTATAAGATTACTGTCCCACCAATCACCATCTACATTGTTAAGCTTGGTGAAACGTAACATTAACATTTTCATATCTTTATGGATTTTGTTCTACGAATTTGATTTTAGTATCTCTATCCCTTTTAAGGATTACCAAGAATACCAAAGCTTCATCCTTAGCCTGAGATACTTGAGTATCCCCAGATGGTTTATATACTATCCCATTAATAACAAATCTATCCTCAGACCAGTTAAAGTTCCAATAACCTTCTTGATTGAGATATCCGATTTGTTCTATGTAATTCTTTGAAATAAGTATAGAAAGGTTCTCATCATCTAATTCTCCAGGAACAGTAGCTTTATTAATAGGCCAGTTCCTAAAAGCATTGTAGTAGCATAAAGCTTCTATGGGAATATTATAATATCTTGGGCTACCATCCTCAGCGTGGTCTAGATATTGATTAACATGTTTAGCCCAAGTAATTGTTTGTCTTCCAGCATCCCAATCTAAGAAATCAGTGATAATCTTTTTATACCTATTCCAAGAATGGTTCTTAACCATTCTCCAAGGTTCTTTTGTCATGATTTCTTATCTATTATGGTTAACGAAGGTTTACTTGCTTTATTGAGAGGGGCTGTTGGATTAGGTCCTCCCAAAGGAGTTGGTTTTCGATGATTTACTACTCTTGGTACTACTAACCGTTCGATTTGATCACAGAATGGTAAGTATATCTCCAACCTAGATGCCAGCATACATAGATTCTTTCTTAGTTCATCCATATACCCTCCAGGTTGAATCATCTTTGAATAAGTACTCCATAAGCTAGATATACTTTCGGATATCTTATCATAATACTGTACTTCAGTAGGACCTGTAGTAATTTGCTTTATCCTATCTCCTCTAGCATGTTCTCCAGGTGAATCACCATCTTGGTCTGGTCCATGAGATTCAGTGGAGATAATTTCTCTAAAACTATTTCCTGCAACCAACAGGATATTTTGTATTTGTATATTGAGATAATCCCATACAGCCAATTCCATAATTAATTGGTTTTCTAGTCCCTCATACCATAATTCATCATCATATTTATCGGGTGGTATAGTATGATTTACTAGTGGGAAGATATATAATTGCCATTTAGTGATGTATGCAGTTTTATCTTCTATGGTCATACTCTCATGTAATTCTTTGGGAATATACCTATCTATCAAATTGTAGATGGTATCCTGAAGAGTAGTATGTCCATAATTACATACAACTACGGTTCTAGTACAAGTCAAATCTAATCCTTCAGAATTAGTGACATGTAGTGTTACATCATAAAATCCAGACTTCTCATAAGAGTAAGATTGATGTCTTCCACCATTGAAAACCTCTCCCTTATCATCGCCAAAGTCCCAGTCAAAAATGGATTTGGCCGGGACTTTGGTTAATACTCTAAATGAAACTTCCAGACCTGATGTTACATATGTGAAGTCTAGATTCTTTTTCATTTATATTCGGATTTGTTTATTCTTTGTTTTCTTCGAAATCTTCAAGTAAAACTTCAAGAATATCTTTTACGGTATCTTTCGGATCAGCTTCGATTTCATGTTTCTTAGCAATCAGCTTAGCTTCTTCAAGTGAATAAGCTTTGGCAATCTTACTGATTTCCATACCCTTTGCAAACTGAGCAGCTAACTTCTTGTCAAGCTTTTCGATATCCTCAGCAGTATACTTATCAACTTTGTTCTTTTCAGGAACTAAAACCAAGTGGCCAGAAACTAAAGCTTTCTGAATACGTTTTGTTCTGTACTGACGAGCAGTAAGTTCTCTCTCTTCGCCTTTTGCAATTGAAATACCGGTTACCTGGTCGTTAAAACTATAGGCATTAGCTCCAACAGTTACAATATAAGTAGTAGCCATAATCTTTTTATTTTAGGTTATAATATAAAACCCCGAACAGTTTCAATCCATTCTGTTCGGGGAGAAATTAGACAAAAATACAATGAAGAAATCCCGGATATTATTCTAAGTTAACCAATAGGTATGGGTCAATGTTCATGAAGCTCGGGAATCCAGCTTCAGAGAATTTCTTGTTAGCTGCCAACAGAAGAACAGCATCCTGGTACATCTTAGAGAAACCAGTAGTCAGAGAAGCATATACAGCTTCAGTCTGATTAGATACGATTCTTTCTGATTCAAGCATCAACTGTTTAGCCGTAAGCTTAATCAAAGCAGCACTGGTATCTACCATCAACAACTGCTGGTCAGGAGTTCCCGGGTGAATATAGAAATCGGCCTTGTTGGGAACCGGAGACTTAATGTTCAGAGTAGCTTCTGTAGTTCCTGAGTGACGTTCTTTAAATTCGGGCAAGTTCAACATTTCGATAGCCTGATCTTCACCACCAATCATAGTAGTAAAGTTACGGCCCATACGAGCAGCACGAACCCAGATATGCAACAAGTCTTTATAAGTAATACCGTTGGTTGTTTCATATACACCAATAACAGGAGCAGATTCAGAACCATCAGCTTTGTTACCATTCATCAAAACATCCATTGCCAGAGTATCCATAGCATAACCCAACTGAATACCAAAGTCACGGAGATAGATTCCCAATACATCGATTGAAACGTAGTTCTTAACTTCGTCAGTAAGTTTAAATCCTTTACCGATTTTGAACAGAGAAACTGATTTCTGTCCGAAGCTTACATCTCCCAAAGGAATAGTTTCTGCTTCATTTACCTTAGCAGGAGCAGCATCCGACATATTTACCATCGGCATAGTTACCTGCAAACCATTGATTGATTGGTCTGAAGCAATGATGTTCGGATAGAAAGGTGCCTGACGCATACCAGTTGTAATAGCAGCACGGATGATTTCCGGTACAATCCAACGGATATTCTGTTGCGGCATAGTGAAGATGTTCTGCATTGTATCAATCTTAGGATTAATACCCAACTTTTCGAAGAAGGCATCCTGTGATACACCATATTTACCCTGTACCAGTTCTTCCAGAGTAACTTCAATAGGCAATGTGTTGTTGGAACCCTGACGGTATGCTTCCAAACTTCTTACCATTTCCGGAAGTTCCTT